TGAATAATACCATTTGAACATTCTATAACCCTCAACAGAGCAATCTTGTCCTTCTCTGCGTCAGGTAGTGCTTGAAATCTTGTGTCCCAGTCAATCATTGTTCCTTATCAAAAGTAAAGTATTCGTAGATAGAAGACATCACGGCATCTTCCACTGCTTCAATAATAGCGTCTTCAGTAGGATTTTCCACATGTTTGTGTGCCCGTGAATAACCACGACGCACACCTTCTTCAATTGCTTGTTCTAAAATAACTCGGAACTTAGGTTTCATAGTACCTCCCAATGTGCGTCAGATTTGTCACCGAAACGATTAGTTCCAGTTCTTGTGCTTACCCAGAAGAAGTATTTGCGATTTTCTGATGCCAAGAATAACTCACCACCAGTATCCTGCTCTACAATACAAACAGGATTATTGCCCATAGTATTAGCAAGACGGTTCTTTGCTTTGCTGGACTTTGGTTTGACAGTGACTTTTTTCATAAGGGTATCCTACATCATCTAGATCCATTTGGGACGCAAAGTGGTCACTTTCTAAACTGTCCCGCAATTCTTCCATTACTTCATCAAGAGAGTATGTTTTCTGTTTACCAGTATCAATATCCTCTACAAGTTGGTGCAAATAATCAAGAAATTCTTTGGGATATGTTTCATCCATGTTGATACTGCACCAGAACCACTGATAACATTCTTCATATGGATCATCAGTTTTTGATACAGCATAATCAGCATAGTTTCCACTGATAAGATCACGCCACATCTTAAAATTGTTCCAGATTTCTCTCCATCCAGTCCGAAAACAATGCCCAAAATAATACTCAATCCAATTCAGTTTCTTTGCCATCTACTTTCTCCAAATAATCCCAGTTCCAAGTTCTACCAATAAAGTCAATATCAAATCCAAATTTATACGCCCAGAACAGAATACCTAAAACAGTTCCACCACCAGAAGTAATTTGTAAGTAAGGATATGATGGACAATCATTCCAACTTACAGACACTTGGAGTAAACTCTTACGCTTGACATTTATGATTTGGATATAATATTCGTGTCCAAAATCATAACGATGCTTTAATTTAATCAGTTGGGAAATCTTCATCTAATTCCTTTGCACGTTTTGCCCATGTTACACCACTTGTGGATCCTTTGCACGGATTGATACAAGTATCGTCACCAAGATTATTGCACACTAACCCAGCAAGATCATGTGGATCTCCTTCCTTACCAGTTGCCCAGTAGTGTTGATCGTTAATCCATGTAGCACCACATTTAGGGCATGTTTTCGTGTTCATTCTTATACTCTGCAAGAAACTTTTTGAAATCTTGTGTATCTTTTACCAATGCTCTTTTGAGTTTCCAACCCATCCACTTCATCTGAACTTGAACTATTGCATAGCGTAGTTGAAGATCAGCATAGGCAAAGAGTTTCATTGTCTCCTCAATCCCAGCATATGCAAGGAGGATTGTAAAGAACACTAAGATGAAATAAGTTCCGTACATTGTAACTCTATGCTACATTTTGATATTTATTTGTCACACTGTTCCCAGAAACTATCCCAAGCACTCTTACATTCAGGACTAGGATCATTTCTGTCACAGGATAACTGTTCATCCTTTATTTTACTGACAGTTTCAGACCATGCAGTAGCAAATGCTACGTCCCAATCATTCATCACGAATTGTGTGTATTCGCTGATAATTGATGTTAGTGATTGTATTTTATCCCAATCATGCCTTTCTGCTGCATCATAAATGCACTCAGATAGGTCTTTAATATAAGTGAACTTGGTTACAACTGCTTCCAGTTCATTCATACTTTCCCATACTTTTTGATAGTTGTTCATAAGTTTTGTATGTCTAGAAGATCATTATACTACAAAACCGCCCTAGTGTCACCAGGGCGGTTATTGCGAGACTTAGCACATTGCCAAACTATTCAGTTGTATGTTAAGATCAGACTGCTTGCAGTTGACCCTCAGTGCGATACTGAGCGATCAGTTTGCCAACACTTTGACCACCAGCAATAGCACTCTCCAGACCTTCACGCACCATGGTTTGATCCTTGGCGATGAAACCGTATTCGGTATCGTTCGAGGTAAACTTCACGCCCACGGCGTTGTTATCACCGAAAGACACAGAAGCAACGGCGGAAGAGTTAGCGATGTTCAGAGTAGTCATGATAAAAAAGTAAGTTAAGGTTTGACAATGAGTGTCTTTAGGGCGCATCTCATTCCCTTGATTACTTAGTAATCATACCACGGGGATCGTGGATTGTCAAGGGGTGGATTGATCAGCGTTGCTTATCGGTGGGATATGCGGTGCTGTCGTTTCCTGATTACTAAGTAATCATACCATGAGGATCATGGTTTGGTCAAGGGGTTGGGTGATAAGGATTGATTATCAGTTCACCACCAGCATCAACGATTGACTTATAAAAGATAATGTCATCTTTCAAATAAGATTGCATATCAGCAATGGTTTTTGGTAAAGGAGTTGTATTCATTATTACTTGATTAACTTTTTTAAATTTAATTGTTTTACCAAAAACTTGTTCAAGATAAATTCTTAATAAATCAATTTGATTAAAATCAAATAATCTATCTAGATAAACTTGATTATTAACCAATAATTGTTTATATTGTGAAATAAATTTAGTATTATTTTTTTTAGAAATTATCCACCAATCATCAATGGAAATTAGTTTAAAATTTCTTACTTTAATTTTATTATAAAATGAAATGATCCTTTGAATTGGATCTCTAACTACTGCGATTTTGTAATAATCATTTCCTACAAATGGAACAATGATTTTATCATAATCTAAAGCAGTTAGATGTCTATGTTTTGTTCCATCAATAGAAATTTCAAATAAATGCCCTGTACTACTATGAATACATTGAGATGCTGTTCTTTCTGATGTAAAAATTACTAGTTTGTGTTCATGAGAAACTAGCATTTGATGCCAACATACTCAAACTCTTCTTCTTCAGGTACAACATCTAATACCAGTTCACAATAGTCTTCATAATCAATGCCAAGATATTTGGCAAAGTTTTCATAGTCATCGTGTGATTTCAAGTCTCTTTCAGTTAGCATGATGAAACCTCTTGAGTTGGACTTAGATTTTACGATGTTCATGGGAGAATGTCAAGCGTTAAAACGATCTGCTAGTCTTTCGTGATCTGCTTGAGAAGACCTTTCATCTTCTTCGTGCTCATCATCTCCTTGGAAGAGTAACTCAACTCTTTCGATGACATAATCCTCTGTATCTTCAAGATAAAATGCTGCTGGCATCAGTCTAAAAATTACGGGTAATAGTATGTATAATCATTCCGCAGATTGTTCGGAAATCACAACACTATCATCCAATTTGGTATAAAGTTGTACAAAAGATTGTTTGGTTTCTTCATCAAATCGGTTCAGACACAATTCGATTGCTTTCATTTTATCGCCAAAGATACTATAAGCACGAATAATATGCGTCAGGCGGCGGGTTGAAATAATCTCATCAATACCACCCTCAGCAAAAGTTTTGCGTACAATATCTGCCCAGGAGCAGAGATGCGAAATATACTTCTCATGCTCACCAATCAGAGGAACATTCAGTTGTTCACACAATGCACGCAAGATCTTATTCTCTACAGCAGGCGTAGGATATTCTTGCTCAAAGGTAATTGGAAAACGCTCAAGAAACGCTTCATTCAACACATTGGTGCCGATAAAACGTCCATCATCAGAACCTTTACCTTTGGTATTTGCAGTCGCAACGACAGTAAAACCAGCTGCAGGTTTGATATACTCACTAATCTTCTTCAAGAAGACACCTTTACCTTCCAGAATAGATTGCAGACACAAAATCTTATTGGATGCAAGATCTATCTCATCGAGCAACAGAACTGCTCCACGTTCCAGTGCTTCAATGACAGGACCATTGTGCCAGACAGTTTCACCATTCACAAGGCGAAAACCACCAATCAGATCATCTTCATCAGTTTCTACAGTAATATTAACGCGGATCAATTCACGACCCAGTTGAGCACACGCTTGCTCCACACCGAACGTTTTACCATTACCCGAAAGACCCGTAATGAATACTGGATAAAAGATACGGGAAGCAAGAACTTTCTTAAGACTGCTGAAATTACCAAACTGGATGAAGGTATCATCTTTAGATGGAACAAGATTTTGTGTTACTTTAGCAGTTTTACCCAACGACACACTGTTATCTACAATACTTTCCAGTTGTTGTTTTGCTTCTTGCACAGTCAAGTTCCACTTACCACGACCAACTTTATATTGGTTCAGATATTTAGTCAGAGTAGCATAAGAAACACTATGGGTGTTGCAATATGCTTTGAGCATATCAGTATTGATCTCAGTGCCAAAGTTGTCACTCAGATTGTCAAAATGATGGGTGAAGTCAATAGTGCGTGGCATGTCTTTGTTTTAACTGAAGGTATCTTATCAAGGATTGGGGTGGTTTGGAGCATTTGGTGGACGGTTCATCAACTGTCTAAGAAATGCTTGGCGCCGTGCTTTTGCTTGT